ATTATCAACGATCTATGTAAAAATTTAGGGTTTACCGTTGATGAAAAAGAAGCACGCTGGGGCAATAAGCCGCTACTGAACAAAGTCCGTCAAGGATTTAAAACTATCTCAGCGCCGACCAAGGAACTTCTAAGTTATATTCTCTCGCGCAAGATCGCACATGGCGGCAATCCGGTCCTGCGCTCGATGGCGAACAACGCGAGCATCGAAGTTGATCCGGCCGGCAACATCAAGCCGGTAAAATCCACTGAAACCGGACGAATTGACGGCATTTATGCTTTGATAATGGCGCTTGATGCGGCGATCGTCAGAGAAGGCGATATGCGCTCCATCTATGGCGAAAGGGAAATGAGATTTCTATGAATATTAGCAATTCCAAACAGGGAGAATGTCCCACTTGCGGGCATAAACGATGCGATAGATGCCGACAGGAATTAGTACAACAGACAACACTTGACGGGAGTGGCCGCGAATGGGTTCCCGGCCTGTTGTTATGTTGCCAGTGCGATCCAGATCGGCTGCGCATTATTAACGTCTCCAATGGTGAGGCATTAAAATGAAATTTCTTAACTGGTTCAAGCGCACTTGGCGCAATATCGGCATCAATACGCCGGGATTCACCGAATATTTCGCCTTTGGCGGCGGCATGTCGACGGCCTCCGGAGTGCGGGTTACGGAAGCCAACGCGCTGCTGATAAGCACCGTTTACGAGTGCGTGCGGGTCATTTCCGACACGGTGGCCTCATTACCCTGCTTTTTGTACAAACGTACGTCTACGGGCAAGGAGAAGGCCGAAAACCATGCTGTTTATCGGGTTCTGCATCAGCAACCAAACCCGTTCATGACGCCATTTGAATTTCGACAGACACTGACCGGCCATCTCTGCCTTTACGGCAACGCCTACGCCGAGATCGAGCGTGCCGGCGGTCAGGTCGTCAATTTGTGGCCATTACGGCCTGATCGGATGCGCCTACAGGTGTTTAGCGACAAGGTTTTTTATTATTACATCACGCCGGAAGGCGGCGAGCGGCAGTTGACCGACGTCTTTCATCTGCGCGGCTTGTCGTCCGACGGCCTGATCGGTTACTCACCAATCACACTCGCGCGCGAAACTTTAGGACTCGCAAAGGCGAGCGAGGAATACCGGGCGCGGTTTTTTTCCAACGATGCACGCCCCGGCGGCGTTTTAATGCACCCTGGAGTCCTCGGCGACCAAGCTTACAATCAATTGCGCCGGCGCTGGGATGAGAACCATCAGGGGCTCTCTAACCGCTCCCGCGTGGCGATCCTGGAAGAAGGCATGAAGTGGCAGGATGTCGGCGTGCCGCCAGACGATGCGCAGTTTATTCAGGGGCAGGAGTTCTCCAAGTCCGATATTGCGGCGATTTACCGTGTCCCGAGCTATAAAATCGGCTTATTAAAGCCCGGTACAGTAAGTTTTGCGAGCGTCGAGCAACAGGCGATAGACTTCGTGACCGATTGCATTCGTCCTTGGCTAGTCTGTTGGGAGCAGCGCACCAACCTCTCACTCCTGACGCCGGCAGAGCGCAAGGTTTTATTTTCTGAGTTCCTGATCGACGCATTGCTACGTGGTGATAGCGATTCGAGGGCGAGATTTTATCAAGCGCTCTTCAATATGGGCGTTTTGACGATCAACGAGATTAGAGAAAAAGAGAATATGAACGGCATCGGCCCGGATGGCGACCGGCATTATTTGCAACAGAATCTCGCGCCAATCGATATGCTCGATGAACTCCTGCAGGCCAAGTTAGCGCCGCCGCCAGCGCCGAATCTGCCTGTGCCGGCCAAGCCCAACGGCGCATTGAATGGGGCGGCGCATTAAAAAACGAATTGATAATGGAAAATGGATAATTGAAAAAGACTGAACCCATAGGCGCGAGGGGTACGCAAGGCATGTTCCCACAGGTCCGCGTGCAACAGTGGGGCAAAAAACTTGACGCGGTGCGAGCGCCGTACATGAGGGCCGGGCAGCAAAGGAAGGGTGTCGCCCCGCTTTGAACCTTTCGATGCGGTCCCGGCCCGCGTAAAAATGAGTCCATCAGAAAAAGAAATCATACGGCAATGGATTTTGGAAAATGTAACCATCGACGTAATTCCACCGGATGAAGGTAATGAAGAAGAATTGATTGCCAATTTATTAAAACTCTTAGACGAAAATGACGCCCCATGACGCCGCTAAGATTCTCGCTGACGCCATGAACCAGATCGAAGCCGCAGGATTTTTGTTATACCCGCACCCGCGCCCGATCGGGATATCGATACGCGTGCTGCGCGAGGGGCGCAAGCTGGCATTTCATCCCGATGATACGCGAGTAGTTGCTGTTTGCTGGGATGAAGGCGACGGGCATGGATGGCAGGCGAAATGAGCGCGTCTTATGAGCAATTAAAGGCCGAGAATCTCGCGCTAAGGATTGCGCTCGAAAAGGCCAAAAATCTTCCGGTTGTTTGCGCCAAATGTCATCTGCCGTGGGACAATGACGAGCAACATGAAAAGTGCTGGTCCGTCGAGATCAAAAAAGATGAGCGATAAAAAATATTATCGCATCGATGAGGTTGCCAAAACCTTCGACGTTAGCCCTCGCACTGTCGAGCGATGGATAAAGTCAGGCGAGCTCGATGCGGTCAAAATTGGTCATACGCGGCGCGTGACGGGTGAAACTTTGGACGAAATTCAAAAAAAGTGCGACAAATCCCCCCCAATTACCGACAAGCGCGCCTAAATTTCATTTCTTTTTTCGTTTTTTTCCATAATTATAGCACTCGTTAGTCGCGCGAGTGTTTTGTTGCTGCCATTGGCGGAGGTTCTGGTCGACCAGCCGGAATCTCCGCTTTTTTTTTATGGAAAAAGAACGCCGGTTTTTTGATACCGAATTACGAGTTTCTATCGGCGTAAAGCCGCGTTTATTCGGTCACGCCGCCGTTTTTAACCAACTTTCGGAAGATTTAGGCGGCTTCCGCGAGCAAATCTCGCCCGGGGCCTTCACCGAGACGATAAAAGACGGCGATATCCGCGCTTTATTCAATCACGATCCCAACTTTCCGCTCGCTCGCACCAAATCCGGCACGCTCAAGCTCAGCGAAGATTCCACCGGCCTCGTCATCGACGCGGACCTCGCCGACACGACCTATGCGCGAGATCTTTTGATGTCGATCGAGCGCCACGACATAGACCAGATGTCTTTTGGCTTCGCCGTCCTGCCCGAGGGCCAAAATTGGCGCATGGAAGGCACCGGACTCATCAGGACGCTCACCAAAGTCGCACTCTACGACGTTTCGCCGGTCACTTTTCCAGCTTATCCGCAGACCGATGTAGGGATTCGCTCGCTCGCCGCGCAGATTAAAAAAGATTTGACCATCGACACGCAAGCAGAAATTGTTTCGCGCTCGCAAGATCGCAAAGAAATTATCGAACGCGCTCAAAACTACTTGAGCCAAAGGAGAATTGTTTATGGCCTTAGATATTAACGAACTCAGGCAGCAACTCGGCGCGACGGTAAAAGAATTGCGCGATCTTCAAGAGGACTGCGACAAGCGGGGCGGCGAGACGGCCGAGGACCGCGAGAAATTCGACAAGATGGAAGCCGCTATCGTCGGGATCGAAAAGCGGATCAAGAACGAGGAGTTTTTGTCCGGCAAAGAAGCCGAGCTCGCGCGCAGCGCTCGCGTTGCCCAAAACGCCGTCAATGGCAAGGGTCACGCCAACGGCGAGGGATCCTTTGACGGGACTGCGCTCTCGTTTGACGCGATTCGCTATGGATCGGTTTCTCAACGCGCCATGTCGCGCATGGAATACGAAGAAGCTGTCAGCTTGAGCGTCCAGGGGTTTCTGCGTATGAGCAAACCGGGCGGCGTATTGGAGCAGCGCCACATCAACGCCGGCCTACGGATTGGAATTCCCGATCTCCGCGCAAGCCAGATCGATCTACCGATCATCAAGGACTATCGGAGCTTCCAGCGCGAGTTTCGCGTCGGATTGGATACGATAACTTCAACGGAAGGCAAAGAAACGATACCGCAGGGATTCGTCTACTCCTTGGAGCAGGCTTTGCTCGCTTACGGCGGCGTCAGATCAGTGGCGACGGTTATCCGCACGGATAGCGGTAATGCGCTGCCTTACCCGACGATGAACGACACCAGCAACAAGGGCGCGATTTTATCGGAGGCGACAACAATCGGCGCCTCGGTCGATCCGGCCTTTGCACAGCTCACATTGAACGCTTTCAAATATAGCTCCAAGCCGATTCTCATGTCATACGAATTGACGCAGGACAGCGCCTTTGACCTCGGTGCCCTAGTCGGCGACTGGCTGGGGACTCGCATCGCACGCATCCAGAACGATCATTTCACGACCGGGGCAGGGACGACGTTGCCCAAAGGGCTGACAATCGCCGCAGTGCTCGGCAAAGCGGCGGCATCCATGACCGCCATCATATCGGATGAAGTCATCGACTTGATCCATAGCGTCGATCCCGCTTACCGGCCCAACGCTAGTTTTATGATGCACGATGTGGTTTTGGCGGCGATTCGCAAGCTCAAAGAACAAACAACGAACGCATATATTTGGCAGCCGGGTTTGCAAGCCGGCGTGCCGGATCGCCTTCTCGGCTATCGCTACACCGTCAACCAGTCGATGTCTTCGACGTTTACCACCGGTCAAAAGCTCGTTCTTTTCGGTGACTTGAGCAAATACCTGATCCGCGACGTTTCGACAATTCGGCTCGTGCGACTCGAAGAGCGTTATGCGGACACCGATCAGATCGCTTTTATTGCGTTTATGCGCACGGATGGGAATTTGCTCGATGCCGGTACTCGGCCTGTGAAGTGGTTGGCTCTTGCATAGGTTAGGTGAATCATGGCCGAAGAAAACACCGTCACCGTCACCACCGTCGCCGATTTTTTCACCGAGGAGTATGGCTGGATCGCCGCGCACAAAGAATATGACGTGCGCAGCGATGTGGCCGAGCGATGGATCGGTGAAGGCAAAGCTCTACCGGCTGAAAAAAAAACTTAACACCGGGCGCAGTGATCGAAACGCCGGAAGACAATCTAACGCGCGAAACGGCGACCCTAAAGCGCAGAAAAAATGTACGATCTTAGCCGCAGGCCGATCCCTTCTTTTGTCCTGAAGACGCCGCCCGTGCTCGAGCCGGTCGGCTTGGAAGAAGTCAAGGCGCACAGCCGCATCGATCTCGACGACGACGATTTATTGATTCAGTCCAAAATCTTGGCTGTGCGGCAAATGTATGAGCAGATTTATAATCAATCGATTATCACGCAAACGTGGACGATGTTTCTGGATTGGTTGCCAATGGATTGCATTGAGATCTTCAAGCGGCCTATCCAATCGATAACGAGCGTTAAATGGCTCGATGCTATTGGCACGCCGTCGACGATAGACCCGGCTTTGTATTGGGTCGACTTGAATGCGCGGCCGCCGCGCATAATTAAGACGATAAACGCCGTTTGGCCTTATGTTCAGCCTCGTCCATCGGCGGTGGCCGTGGAATTCGTCGCTGGTTATGGCGATAAGCGTGAAGATGTACCGGAGAATGTGCTCTGCTATCTACTCCATAAAGTCGGCGATTTCTACGAGCATAGAGAGGGTTATTTCGAGGCGAAAAACAGGGAATCGCTCCAGCGGCTCGATTTTATCGATAATCTTATTTCGTCGGAAAGACTTTTCGTATGAACAGCGGCCGCAACCGCGAAGTGGTGACAGTCCAGAAACGCACACAGGAGCAGGACGGCTTCGGGCAACCGGTTGATACGTGGACCAATCTGTTACCTCCACCCGGCACGCTCCGTGCTGACGTGGAAAAGCTATCGGGCCGCGAATTATTTGCAGCCCAAGTGGTCGGGGCCGATGTCACGACGCGCGTAAATACTCGCTATTGCGCGGGCATCGAAGCCGATCAGCGGATCCTTTTTCGGGACGAGGTGCTCGATATCGAGTCGGTGATACCGAATCGGCTGCGCACGACCTTAGAAATACTTTGTAAAGAGGTCGGCTGAACAAATGGATAATGGAAAATTGAGAGATGTGGAGCGCGGAGAGTTGGCGGCGGAGCAATTGATAATGGAAATGAAACTGGAATTGAAGGGGCTGCAAGACGTGAACCGCAAACTCGAAGGCCGCATCCGCCGGCTCGAGCAGTCAGTGTTACGTAAAGCCCTCCTAGCGTTCGCAGAACCGGTCAGGGCGCAAGGCGAGAGGCTGGCTAGGACAAACATATCGCCACGGATCAAAGTCGTCACTACGACCAAAATGCGCGGTTCTAGCGGCACTGTGAAGGTGGGGCCGTCCACGGAAGTATTTGATACCGACGCCAACGGGCGCTCGGTGACAATGGCCAATGTCGCGTACTGGTGGGAGTTCGGGTTCAAGCTGCTTGGGCCGCCTTATCGCTCGCAGAAGGGCGGGCCAGTGATCCAGCACTTCGGCGCGCGGCCGTCCATGACGCCGGCCTACGAGAGTCAGAAGGGGCCGGGGCTGGCCGCCTTCGAGCAGGTCATTCGGGAGAATTTAGAGCAAGAAGTCGGATGAAAATTATAATTTCCTGCCAAAATTGCCTCGAATCATCTTACATCAGTATCCCAAGTGCCGATCATGATGTGATTTACTTGAAAGAGAAATATTTTCTTCACTGTGGTTTTTGTGGGGCTAATTGGTGGCTAACTTTAAAAGGCAAATGGGAAGCCATTGCCAGTAATAAAGAGATCGCTGAATTTGCACAGGCGGTCGATCAAAAATTATGACCTTGGAAGAAGTGATCGTCAATCAACTTCGAGCCTACGCGCCACTTACGGCGCTGGTCGGCACGCGCATCTATCCGTCGACGTACCCGCAAAACGCGACTCTGCCGGTGGTCATCTATCAGCAGACCTCACGCCTGCCGGAATACTCGCATGATGGGGCCTGCGGTGCGGAGGAGTCCAGGTTTCAAATC